ATAAATACTGCAAAAGTATCAATAATTTTACAAGCATTAACTAGCTTTTAAACTTTAAAAGGGCATACTAAATTTTAAAATTTTGCAACTGATATAGTTTATAAATTTTACATATAAATTATATATACGATAAAGCTGGTAAAGTCTTTTAAAGTATGCTAGTTTTTTAAACTGTTGATATCTTGTGGATAAATCTTGTAAAGTCTTTTCAAGTGGGGGTAGGCAGTGTGCCACGGGGGGCGGGTGGGTATATATATAAATCTTATACATTTCTAACCAATATGCTTATAAACCAGTTAGCCGCATACTTCTAAAACTCCACACACTTGTATAGCTTTACAGGACGTAAAAGTGGGTAGGTTTTGCTGGGGTTTTGTATGTATTCAAACGGGGGAACCGTTACACTCATTATACACATATATTTCACATCTGTCAAGACCTTTTTTAAAATAAGTTATATTTTATCTAAAAGACTTGACAAACTGGTAAATGTTGTATATAATAATAGCATGACTTATCTGCCAGAGAAAAAACGTAACCTTACTGAGAAGCAAGAAGCTTTCTTAGATAACCTTGTTGAAACTGGGGGAGATTTCAAAAAGTCAGCGGAACTTGCAGGATATTCAGGTAATCACTATCAAATCTTAAAATCATTGAAAAACGAAGTAGTGGATTTAGCCTCAGACGTACTTGCAAGGGAAGCCCCTACTGCAGCTTTTAAGCTTATAGAGATTATGAAATCTAATAAGCCGGTTCCACAAGCGAACAATAAGTTACAAGCTGCACAAACGATACTAGATAGAGCCGGAGTTGTTAAAACTGATAAGTTAGATGTTAATCATAACGTAAGTGGCGGAATATTTATATTACCAGAAAAACATACGATTGACATAACAGCAGAGCAAGGTGACTATGAGGAAGTATCAGAATAAGTTATCAGAATTTTTAAGTAACTTACTAGATAAGTTTTTTGAAGTATCCTTTCAAAGGACAGAAGATAAACTGATGCGTAAAAATAAATGAAAATATGGATAACAGAATATATAAATGGTAGTCCGGGTGTTTTGATTGGACCTTACATTAAAGCAGAGACTATGTCAGAGGCTAGTAGAATAGCTATAGAACATGGTTTGTTTGTTATAGGTGAGATACACGAGTTAGAACACACAACTACAGAAGCAGATAGGATAGTACATTAATTATGCCAGCTAAAAAAGATTCAAGATTAACACGAGCAGGAGTCTCAGGGTTCAACAAACCTAAACGTACTCCAAAACATCCAAAGAAGTCACACGTTGTTGTGGCTAAAGAGGGTGATAAAATCAAAACTATTAGATTTGGCGAACAAGGTGCATCCACCGCAGGTAAACCTAAAGCAGGTGAGTCTGCAAGAATGAAAGCAAAACGAAAGTCTTTTAAAGCAAGACACGGTAAAAACATTGCAAAGGGTAAAATGTCAGCAGCCTATTGGGCTAACAAAGTTAAGTGGTAATACACAGGACTAAATAAACTATGGGTAGACAAATAGGTAACGATGAAGATTCACAAGTAATGTTTAGAAAAAGTATCTATGGTAAAAGTGATGGTGGTAAAGGTTCTAAACCTAGAATAAACATTTACTCTAAGCAATATCAAGATAATTGGGAGAAAATTTTTGGTGACAAAAACAAAAAGAAAAACGAAAAGTAAATCTACAGTCAACAAAGCTGGGAATTACACCAAGCCGAGTATGCGTAAGAGACTTTTCGAGAAGATTAAAGCCGGTACCAAAGGTGGTAAAGCCGGTCAATGGTCTGCTCGAAAAGCCCAGCTTTTAGCAAAAGAATATAAATCCAAAGGAGGAGGTTATAAGTAACATGGGCGAAAGAATAAAGATTATGTTAGTAAAATTAATGGATGCTGGTAAGCAAGAATACAGAAGATTATTTAAAAAGTGTTTAACAACAAAACCGAAAAACAATGCCAAAAGCAAAAAGTCAAAAAAGTCTAGATAAGTGGACTAAACAAAAGTGGAGAACTGCCAGTGGGAAGAAGTCTTCTAAAACTGGAGAAGTCTACGCACCTGCTAAGACTATAGCAAAGCTTAAGTCTACTGCAGCAGGTCGTAAAAAACTTGCAGCTGCCAATAAAAAGAAAAGAGCAGCTACTAAAAAAGGTAAGCAACATGCTAAGCATGGATTACATAAAGGAAAGAAAAGATAAATTGAAAGAAGGTTATATAAAACGTAACACTTCTACGATTCCGTTTGGTTATCAAATCGATAACGAATCAAGTACGTTTTTAAAACCTATAGAATTAGAACTAGAAGCGTTACAAATTGCTGAGAACATGGTAGTAAATGAAGAAGTATCTCTTCAAGCTGCATGTGATTGGTTAGAATATAAAACGGACAGACGCATATCTGCTCCGGGACTTAAAAAGCACATAGATAAAAAGTATGGATTACGAAGCGAAAGATTGGGAACTGAACCCACATCTTTACTTTCAAGATAGCGAAGGCAATTTTGTAAAGAACAAAGATGGTACGCCTCGTAAAAAAGGTGGTCGTCCTAAAAAAGATGCACAGTCTGCTGCACGTAAAGCTATTAGTCGCAAACAAAAAAACATTCACAAGCTAGAGCAAAAGCTCAACAACGCTAGAACATCTTACAAAAAACAAAAAGAAACTATTGAAAAGCTTGATAACACCAAAGAGGGTGTTGTTACAGATGAAGACTTGGGTAAACTTCCCAAAGCTGTACAAGAACATTTAGATAATCACCACGTATTCTTTCACGCTAACGAAGGACCACAAACAGATTTCCTTGCTGCTGGTGAGAAAGATGTGTTATATGGTGGAGCTGCTGGTGGTGGTAAGTCTTATGCTATGATAGTTGACCCACTAAGATACGCACACAAAAAAGACCACAGAGCTTTAATACTAAGAAGGTCTATGCCAGAGCTTAGAGAGATGATAGATAAATCTCGTGAGTTATATCCACAAGCTTTTCCCGGTGCTAAGTTTAGAGAAGTAGAAAAACTTTGGAACTTTCCAAGCGGTGCGAAGGTAGAGTTTGGATTCCTTGAAAGAGATGCAGACGTATACCGTTATCAAGGACAAGCATATAGTTGGATAGGCTTTGATGAGATTACTCATTTACCTACAGAGTTTAGTTGGAACTACCTTGCTTCAAGACTACGTACAACTGACCCAGAAATACAAACATACCTTAGATGTACTGCTAACCCCGGTGGTGTTGGTTCTCATTGGGTAAAGAAAAGATATATAGAACCATCAGAACACAACAAAAGTTTCCTTGGAGGAGATGGACTTACTCGTAAGTTTATTCCGGCTAAGTTAGCTGATAATCCCTATCTTTCTGAAGATGGTGTTTATGAGCAGATGCTTAAATCACTTCCGCCTATACAACGTAGACAACTCTTAGAAGGTAACTGGGATGTTGCTGAAGGAGCTGCATTTGTAGAATTTAGTCCTGAACATCATATAATTACACCATTTGAGCTTCCTGTACACTGGGAAAGAGTAAAATCAGTTGACTATGGATACGCTGCAGAAAGCTGTTGTTTATGGGGTATTATGGATATAAACGATAATACTTTAATAATTTATAGAGAATTATACAAAAAAGGCTTGACAGGAGAAGAATTAGGTGCTATAATAACTGATATGGAGACAGAAGACCCTTTTTCGGTCAACGGTGTCCTTGATACTGCAGCATGGGCAAATACAGGTACAACTGGTCCAACTGTAGGAGAAAGTTTAGTAAGAGCTGGTCACAAGTTAAGACGAGCAGATAAGAATAGAATACAAGGTAAAATACAAGTACACGAGTATTTAAAGGTTAGAGAAAACGGTAGACCTAAGTTACAGATATTTAATACATGTCCGAACTTAATAAGAGAAATACAGTCTATACCGTTATCTAAAACTAACCCAGAAGATGTAGATACAAAAGCTTCTGACCACGCATATGATGCATTGCGTTATATGATAATGAGTAGACCAAGAATGGAAAGCCCATTAGAAAGAATGCGAGGTTTAAAACGAGAAATGTATAGACCAGTAGATTCAACATTTGGTTATTAAGATATGGCAGAAAACGAAAATACATTTTTAAGTGCTAATAATATTTACGAAGAAGTAGAAGGTGAGTCTGGAGTTCAGCTTACACTTGAAGAAGACCAACAACGTAATCTTATTGGTATTATAAAAGGTAGATTTGCACAAGCTGAAGATGCTAGACAAACTGATGAACGTAGATGGTTAAGAGCTTATGAAAACTACAGAGGTCTTTACGCTAAAAATCTTAAGTTTAGAGAATCAGAAAAATCTAGAGTATTTGTAAAAGTTACTAAGACTAAAGTACTTGCTGCTTTTGGTCAATTAGTTGATGTTATTTTTGGAACAGGTAAGTTTCCTATAGGTGTTTCAGAAACTAAAATGCCAGAAGGTGAAACTGATTTTGCTCATCTTGATATTTCAAATCCAACTCCGGGCTTAGAAACTTCAGAAGCTGAAATACCTGATGATATAGGAAATAGAATAGAAGATAATCCTTATGATGTTGGTTATGAAGGTGATGGTAGAACTTTAAAACCGGGAGCATCTTTTTACAACGGTGTATTTGAAGATAGTCTTGAAGACAAAGCACAAGATGCCGGTATACTTACAGACGGAGCTAGTCCTGACCCACAAGCTTTAGAATTAAATCCTGCACAAAGAGCTGCAAGACGCATGGAAAAACTTATCCATGACCAAATAGAAGAATCAAACGGAAACTCAGAATTAAGAAATGCTCTTTTAGAATCTGCTTTACTAGGTACAGGGATTGTAAAAGGACCATTTAATTTTAACAAAAGATTACACAAGTGGGATATAGACGAAGAAGGTAACAGAAATTATAATCCATTAGAAGTTAGAGTTCCTAGGATTGAGTTTGTTAGTTGTTGGGATTTTTACCCAGACCCTAACGCTACTAACATGGAAGAATGTGAATATGTAATACATAGACACAAAATGAATCGTAGTCAACTTAGACAACTACGTAACATGCCTTACTTTAAAGAAGAAGAAATACGTAACGCAATTCAAATGGGTGCTAATTACGTAGAAAAAGATTTTGAAAGTCAATTAAAAGACGATGCTAGAAGCGATGAAGATGTAAACAGCAGCTTTGAAATTTTAGAATACTGGGGCATGATGGATGCAGAGTATGCAAGAGAAGTAGGTATTGACTTACCCGACAGTGTTGATGACCTAGATGAAGTACAAGTAAACATATGGACATGTGGACATTATTTACTAAGAGCTGTATTAAATCCATTTACTCCTTATAGACTACCATATAATGCTTTTCCATACGAAAGAAACCCATATAACTTCTTTGGTATTGGTGTAGCAGAAAACATGGATGATAGTCAACAGATTATGAATGGTCATGCAAGAATGGCTATTGACAACCTAGCAATGTCTGGGTCTTTAGTGTTTGATGTAGATGAGTCTGCTTTAGTTGGTGGACAATCAATGGAAATATATCCGGGTAAAGTATTTAGAAGACAAGCTGGAATGCCGGGTCAAGCTATACACGGTTTAAAATTTCCTAATACATCACAAGAGAATTTAATGATGTTTGATAAATTCAGACAACTAGCCGATGAGCAAACTGGAATACCTAGTTACTCACACGGACAAACTGGTGTTCAAAGTATGACAAGGACTGCTTCTGGTATGTCAATGTTACTTGGAGCATCAAGTTTAAATATTAAAACAGTTATCAAAAATCTTGATGACTTTTTATTAAAGCCACTAGGGGAATCTTACTTCCAGTGGAACATGCAGTTCTTAGAAGATGAACTAGATGTTAAAGGTGATTTAGAAGTTAGAGCTACTGGAACAAATAGCTTGATGCAAAAAGAAGTTAGAAGTCAAAGACTAACAACATTCTTACAAACTGCACAAAGTCCTGCTATTGCTCCATTTGTAAAGATTTCTAAATTAGTAAGTGAACTAGCCTACAGCTTAGACTTGGACCCTGATGAAATACTCAATGACCCAGAAGAAGCTGCAATCATGGCTCAAATAATAGGAATGCAAAATGCTGGACAAACAAATGGCGAAGAGGCTCAACCCGATAGTCAACAGCCCCCAATGGGAGGACTTCAAGGAACACCTGAACAACCTCCGGAACTTGGAGCTACAGGCACTGGTGGTGGCAACATCGGAACAGGAAATGTACCGGTTGCAGGGGAAGCTGAATTTTCTGGGCAAGTTGGAGCAACTGGACCTACAGGTTAAAGAAGCATTAACAAGAAACAACGAGGGAACTTAATATGATGACATTAATTGGAAACATAATAAATATAATAACAATCATACCAATGATTATTGCAGGAGCATCTTTAATATGCTCATTAACACCAACACCGGCTGATGATAAGTGGGTAGGTAAAGCTTACAAAGTTTTAGACTGGTGTGCACTTAACGTAGGAAGAGCAAAGGACAAGTAATATGTTACAAGACGACAACAAAGTAAGAATACAATATAAAGATGGTTCAAAAGTTGAAATGCCTAATGAAGGTTTAAAGGCTTTAGCTAAAGAAGCACCAGAAGTTGTCGAAAGAATGTTAGCTCAAGAAGGTGGTTCTATAGATGACCAAATGACAATGGTAATGGAGCAACCTGAAATAACATCAGATGAAGTAATGGAAGATAACTACGTAGATTTTGTAGTATCTGAAGCTTTATCTGACGAAGAACAAGAATTTTTAAACGAACAATTAGAAGGCAACGATATGCTTAGTGTCATATTTGACAAAGTTGTTGACACTGCCTCAGAATTTACTGGAGATGGTCCTGTTGAAGGACCGGGAACAGGAGTCTCTGACGATATACCCGCAAGGTTATCTGATGGAGAATTTGTCTTTACTGCAAAAGCTGTAGAAGAAATCGGAGAAGACACTTTAATGTCTATGATGAAAGATGCTGAAGCTAATGCAGATGAAAGACAACAACTTAATATGGGTGGACAACCTATAGTAGAAGAAGAACAGGTAGACCAATATGGAAAACCTCTTGAATCTGATATTGTAGATGATGAAATACGTAAAGGTATGTTATCAGCAAACCCTAGATTAAGACAACGATAAAGCTACCCTGAGATATCAGGCACTTTATTACTTTAAAAACCGAAAGGCTACCTTTACAATACAAGCCCTGCTAGTGCACAACGCAGCTACCTTGTAAACAAAGCCCCAATTAGGAGAAAAGAAAATGACTAATACAGTCCAAAAAGAAGAAACGCCAAACCCTTATAACGCAAAAAAAGATTGGCACCAAGGTGATGATAAACCTTTTGTATCATCAGATAGTATGTTTTTTGAAGAGCCTTCTGAAAAGAATAAGCTTTTTAATAGTAACGATATAACTGAAGTGAAAGCTGAAGGAAGTGTTAATACTGAAGAACTGGAAACTAAAAAGGATACTCCTTATAAAAGACCAGACTACAAAAAAAGATACGATGATTTGAAAAAACATTATGATTCTAAACTAAACGAGTTTAAATCTAGAGAACAAGAGTTAATAGAAGAGGCTACTAAAAATAGAACCGACTATAAAGCTCCTAAATCTGAAGAAGAACTTGAGCAGTTTAAAAAAGAATATCCTGATGTTTATGAAGTTGTAGAAACTGTTGCTCATATGCAATCGGAGACTAAAGCAAAAGTTCTAGAAGAACGCCTTAGTAAACTCCAAGAACGTGAAAATCAGTTAATGCGACAAGATGCAGAAAAAAGGTTAATGGAAAGACACCCTGATTTTGAAGATATCAGAAACAGCGATGACTTTCACGGTTGGGCAAAAGAACAACATTCATCTATCCAAGCTTGGGTATATGAAAATAATGATGATGCCGACCTAGCCTCACGTGCTCTTGATTTGTTTAAAAAAGATATAGGCATGGAAACTCCAAAGACTAAGTCATCTTCTAAACCGACTAGAGAATCTGCTGCAGATATGGTTTCTACTAAAACAACTAGTATTGAACCAACGCAGGAGAAAGTATGGTCAGAAAGGGAGATTGCTGCTATGAGTGTTGCTGAATTTGATAAATACGAAAAGGAAATATCAGATGCAATGCAAGAAGGCAGAATCTCAAAATAAACTATAATTTAACTTAAAGGAGAAAGTATCATGGCTCAATTTTTTGAACCCTCAACCGATACAAATGCTAACTTTGCAAACTCCGTAAGTGGACAAACTAATAGTTTCTTTTTACCTTCGGTTTACTCTAAAAAGGTTTTAAACTTCTTTAGAAAAGCCTCGGTAATTGAAGCTATCACAAACACCGACTATGCCGGTGAGATATCCTCTTTCGGAGACTCTGTAAAGATTATTAAAGAACCTGTAATTTCTGTGTCAGATTACACAAGAAATACAGATACAACTGAAACTAGACTAACAGACCAAGAAATTTCTTTGGTTGTTGATAGTGCTAAAGCTTTTAAATTCATCGTAGATGATATTGAAACTAATATGTCACATGTCAACTTTAAAGAGATTGCTTCAAGCTCTGCTGCATATGCATTAAAAGATTCATATGACGCTGCTGTGTTAGCTACTATGTTTTCTGGATGTTCAGCTGCATCGCCTAATCACATTTTAGGTGCTGACAGTGATACTGATTTAGGAGTAGGAGTCTTTGATGGCTCTGGTGCTGCTGATATCGGACCATCTGGTGAAACTGACCCTCTAGACCTTATGGCTAGAATGGCAAGACTATTAGACGAGCAAAACGTACCTGAAGAAGGTCGTTGGTTTGTTGCAAGTCCTGACTTCTACGAAGTTCTAGGTCAATCAGCTTCTAAATTAATGTCTGTAGACTTCAACGCAGGTCAAGGCTCAATTAGAAATGGTTTAGTTTCAAGTGGAAAACTACGTGGATTTGATATGTACAAGTCAAACAACATTGCTGCAACATCTAATGCTGCTGGTAAATGTATGGCTGGTCATATGTCATCTACTGCAACTGCTAATACTATCCTCTCAACAGAAGTGTTAAGAGACCCAACATCGTTTGGTGACATAGTTAGAGGCTTACATGTCTACGGTGCGAAAGTACTTAGAGATGAAGCTCTAGTAAGTGCATTCTACGGTATTGACTAATATCGACTCGGGGGAGGCTTCGGTCTCCTCCACTTTTTAAATAGGAAATAAATATGTACGGTAAAGATAAAAAAAAGAAAATGATGTATGGTGGCATGGCTAAAAAGAAAATGATGAAAGGTGGACGTGTAAATTATATGCACGGTGGAGAGGTTAAAATGGATGGATGTCAACCTGTTTACAACGGAACACCAAAAGCAAAGGCTAATTAATATGAAAGTAAAAGCACCAAAAGGATATCACTGGATGAAATCTGGTAAAGATTATAAATTAATGAAACACACAGGTAAGTTTGTAAAACATAAAGGTGCTAGTTTAGAAGCAAACTTTCCAATTCAAAAGGTTCATAAAAAATAATGGCTACAACATATTTAGATTTAAGTAACGAAGTATTAAGAGAATTAAATGAAGTTGTATTAACTTCTGGTAACTTTGCAAGTGCTACAGGTATTCAATCATTTGTAAAAGATGCTATTAATAAATCTATCTTTGATATAGCTAACGAAGAACCACAACTACCTTTTTTCTCAGCAGGAGTTAGTGGAGGAACGGACCCTTTTTACGGGAACGTAACTGTTGCAACGGTAGCAGGAACTAGATGGTATACTTTAAAAGCAGGTAGCTCTAGTATAACAACTGATTATGCATCAGTAGACTGGGATGATTTTTATTTAACAACAATAAACGTAAGTGGAGAAACAACTCCTTACGTTTCTAAAGGTTTAAAATTTTTAACATTAGATGATTGGAAAAGATATTATAGAGATGCTGAAAATGCAGATGATGCAGAAGGTTCAGATGCAGGACATGGCGAACCTAGATATGTTATTAAAAGTCCAGACCATAGAAAGTTTGGATTAAGTCCAATACCTGATAAAATTTATAATGTACATTTTTATGCATTTGCTAAACCAACAGCTTTATCAGCTTATGATGATACTATTGTTATGCCAGAACAGTATAGCAATGTTATAACAGCACGTACAAGATATTATGTACACCAATTTAAAGAAAATGTTCAGCAATCAGCTTTTGCTCTTGATGAATATAAAAAGAATATGAGGGTTATGAAATCTAATTTAATTAACCCTACTCCAAAATATATGACAGACGATAGGACTTATTTCTAAATGGCAGGTTCTCAACCTTTTTCAGTACCGCTTGGAGGTGGACTTAATAAGTCTACAAACTCTTTAGCGTTATTACAAACACCCGGAGTTGCTACTAAGTTAAAAAACTTTGAAGTTGCAACAGAAGGTGGATATAGAAGAATAAATGGATTTAGTTTATTCGGAGATACATTACCTAACTCTACTAATGATGTAGAAGGTTTACTTGTATATGCAGACGGTGTAATAGCTGTAGCAGGTAATGATATATTTTTTAGTAAAGATGGAGAAAATGCTTGGTTACAACTAAACAAAGATAGTGTTTCAGCTAGTGGAGATAACTATTCTACATTTAGTGGTCGAAGTGAGTTGTCTTTAACAGGTGTAGACCAGTGTGAGTTTGCAGTATTTGAAGGTACTTCTGATTATGGTGAGGTAATTATTACAGATAAGAGTGGTAATAACAAACCATTTTTATTTAAAATGACCGGTACTTCTGCTGATATTACTACTAGAACATATTTTGCAAGTCAAATAACTATTAGTGGAACTACTAAAGCTAAGTTTTGTACAATACATGACCAGCATTTAGTAGTAGCTGGAGACCCTAGTACACCTAATACTATTTATTATAGCGGTACTAATGACATAGATAGTTTTAGTAGTACAGGTTCAGGAAGTATAACATTAGAAGATAAAGTAGTAGGATTAAAAAGTTTCCGTAACGAATTATTTATATTTTGTCAAAACTCAATATTTAAATTACAGAATATAAATAACTCTAGTACTATAGCTGTAGTACCTGTTACTAAAAACGTAGGTTGTTTAGATGGTCAAACAATTCAAGAGATTGCTGGTGACTTAATATTTTTAGCACCTGATGGATTTAGAACAGTTGCTGGTACAGCTAGAATTGGTGACGTTGAGTTAGGAACTATTAGTAAACAAATACAACCTTTAATAAATAAAATTGCTGCAGCTTCAAACACTTTACAATTTAGTAGTGTTGTACTAAGAGATAAATCACAATACAGAATGTTTTATAGTTCTAGTAGTGATACTACAGCAAACTCAAAAGGTATTATAGGAACACTAAGACCACAAGGATTTGAATGGTCAGAAACATTAGGAATACAAGCTCCTGCTATTACATCAGGTTTTGATAGTGCAGGATTAGAAAAAGTATTTCATGGTGATAGAGATGGAAAAATATTTAATCATAATACTGGTAACAGTTTTAATAACGTAGCTATATTAGCTGAGTATCAATCACCAGATTATGACTATGGAGATTTAGGAACTTTAAAAACTTTAGACTATGCTAAATTTTCATTTACTCCAGAAGGAGACTGTCAACCTACTTTAAGATATAAGTTTGATTATGATAGTAACACAACTCCACAACCAGTAGATATAGTTTTAGATTCTATCCCAGAACCAGCTATATTTGGTAGTGCTACATTTAATAGTGCTAAGTTTGGAGCAGCAGAGGTGCCTTTAGTTAGGCAAACTTTAACAGGAAGCGGGCACAGTAATTTCTTTAGAATTTTTAGTGAAGATACTAATGCACCATATACAATTAATGGTATCTATATAAACTATAGACCATCAGGAAGACAATAGGAGATATAAATAAATGGCTACTTACGTAAGACAAAGTTCATTCAGTGATGGTGATACAATCACAGCAGCACTATTTAATAATGAATTTAACCAATTAGTAAACGCTTTCAGTGTTACTGGAGGACACACCCATGACGGTTCAACAACCGGTGATGGTGGACCAATTTCAAACTTATTTAGTAATGCTTTAGTATTTGGTACTAATACCAATAATGACATTACTATAACATTTAATGCTACATCAAACGATGGTGTTTTAACATGGATGGAAGATGAGGATTATTTTAAATTCTCAGATGACCTATTAATAGACTCAACAGAAAAAGTACAATTTAGAGATACAGGATTATATATTTATTCTAGTGCTGATGGACAACTTGATATAGTAGCCGATACAGAAGTTCAAATAGCAGCAACTACAATAGATATGAATGGTGCTGCAGATATCTCAGGTAACTTAGCAGTTGGTGGAAACTTAACAGTTACAGGTACTGCTACTATAAATGGTAATCTTACATTTGGTGATGCAGCTTCAGATACAGTAGCCTTTGGTGCTGATATTGATTCTCACATGATTCCAGATGATGATAATACTTATGATTTAGGTAGCTCTTCACAAGAATGGAAAGACTTATACATTGATGGAGTAGCTTATGTAGACTCTATAAACTTTAACGGTACTGCAATAACTGCAACAGCTGCAGAACTTAACATCATGGATGGTGTTACTTCAACAGCTGCTGAACTAAACATACTTGATGGTGTAACTTCGACAACTACAGAACTTAATATCCTTGACGGAGTAACAAGTAGTACTGCAGAACTTAATATTATGGATGGCGTAACTGCTACGACTGCTGAACTTAATCTTATGGATGGAGTTACAGCAACTACAGCTGAGTTAAATATTTTAGATGGAGTTACAAGCACAGCAGCAGAGTTAAACATCCTTGATGGTGTTACAGCTAGTGCAACAGATATAAACCTTATAGACGGTATAAC